TACCCTTGGGTCACGTTTTGGAATGTCAGTGCCGTGGTGCCCAGGACGATCGCCCCGTCAGTCACCAGCTGCCAACGAGTGTCTGCCTGAGTCGCGCCTTGCTCGACGGACACCAGGAGCGCCGAAGTGACCTCAGCACTGCTATCAGCATCGAGCGCACGTGGCCAGGCACCCGCTGCCACAATGTACAAACCATTGTCTTTGGCTACCGTCTGGTTTTTTACCAACACCCGATCACCCGCGACCAGGACGATACCGTCGATGGTCTGCGAGCTCGTCAATGCAATGTTGGCCGTGGTGGCCACCCGTACCGACTGTTTGTTGTCGAGCTTGTTCAATTCGTCCAGAACTTTCGAATCGACATAAGCACGGGTGGCCAACACCACGCTGGGATCGATCTTGAGTTCTACATTGCTGGAGTTGCTGACAATCATATTCATCCGCACCACCTGTGTGCGTCCTGAGCCTTGCGTCAGTAGCGGTTTGAACGATGGGGCGCAGTTGGCAATGGCCACCAGGTCGCCGTCAGCGTCGTACAGGCCAATTTCACGAATCCACCAGCCGCCCACATCCTCTGGAATGACCTGCTCGGCAATGATGATTGCGCTGTTGGTTGGGTCGACTTTCAGCTGGTTGAGCGGGGCTCGGCGGCGCTCGTTGATCAACGTTGTCTGGGCAGCCGAAGGCATCGGATCGGTGCCATTGGCATCGCCGACGCCCAACTGGGTGATCTTCCATGCGATGCCTAAGGCATCCGCTTTGGCTTGTTTGGCCAGGCCGATGTTGGTCAGGATGGCGAAAAACTGAGAGGTCTGGTCGATCATGGGAATACATCCAGAGTGTCAATGATGTGGTCGCGACCGCCCCGGCCGATAACGGCGGTGACTTCGATGTCGCGTTGAATGGGCGGGTACACAGTGATTTCGTCACCTTCGTAAACCGCTGCGTGCAGGTAATGGTGCCCAGTGGTCTCGAGACTGATGGCCAGACCGACCAGGTGCCGGCTTCGCGGTTTGGCGTCATCGACGAGAAATGTAAGCTCCTGGTACATCTCGTCGGTGATGCCGGTGTCCAGTACGCCAACCTTCAATGCGAAAGTTCCGGGGACGCCCTCGGGGATTGCGTTGAACCATTCCACTACTTCGATTAGGTAGCCCAGCGGCTCGACCACGCGGCGCAAGGCGCCGATGGTGCCCTTGCGGGAATGGATGTAGTACGCCGCACGAATGGCCGCGCGTTTGGTGGCTTCCGTCCATTTGCTGTCCCAGCGATCGACCGAAAAGGCCCAAGCCAGGTACGGCAATAGATCGACGGGGCACGTCATCGGGTTCCAGAGTTGGCGCAGCGGAATGGGGGTGCGCTGAATCTGCGCCAATGCTTCGGCGGCCAGGCGCTCCAGCTGAATGGCATTACGCGGTAATAGCGACTCGGTGCCCATTACTCCACACCTTGTGTCAGCGTAATGGTGGTGCAGTACGGCGCCTGGTACGGCGTGGCGGCGATGTCGGTCCAGTTATCCAGCTCGACCTTGCGCACACCTTCGACGTGCAGCGCGGCGTGGATGGCGGACTCGGACACCTCCATACCCAGTCGGCGACGTTGATGCACGTAGGCCAGCAGGCGTTGGTTGGCAGCGGCAAGGATCGGCTCGGACTCGGGACCGCTGGTTTTCAGGTAGAGCCTGGCACTGACCTGATAAGGGATGACAGCCGCGCTCTGCACGGTCAGGCGATCAGCTACCGGGCGGCGGTCATCGTCACTGAGGTAGGCATTGACGATGCTGAGCAGCCCCGCGTCAACGCTGCCATCTCCCAGCAAAGATTGCACCGTGACCACGACCACGGCGGGGCTTGGGCTTTCCGCTGTTGCATCGGCCACACGGCCATCGGCAGCACGGGCGTGGAAAATGTAGCTGTTGCGCGGGCCTGCGGTGCTGAGGCCTTCCCAAGCCATTTGGGCGCGCTCGCGCAAGCTGTCGTAGCTCTCCAGGACTTCGGGGATCGGTGGCACGGCGCTTGGGTTTCCGACCTGTACCACCAAGCGTTCGACGTTGTAATTCGCGGCCAAGTTTTCCAAATCGGCGCCTTGGGCGAGGGCAAGCATGTTGGCTACGGCGCCTTCGTTGACCCGTTGGCGCCAAATGGTCTCGCGGTAGGCGTTCTCCTCCAGCAGCTTGGTCAGTGGTTCCGACTCCAGCTCAAGGCGGGCGGCGATTTGCGCTTGCTCGTCTGCTGGCCACAAGCTGATGGCATAGGCCTTGCGCTCTGCCAGGATCAACTCGAAGTCGATTTGCTCAACGATCTGTGGCGGTGGGAGCTGGCTGAGGTCGATCGGGACGAAGGTGTTCATACGCTGGCCCCCAGTTGTAGCGGGATACTCAGGTTGTGCTGTTGGTTGCTGTCGACTTCGACGCCTTCCAGTTCCAAAACAACCTCACCTTGCAGGTTGACGCCGCTGAACTGCACGCGACTGAGGTTGATACGGGGCTCCCAGCGCAACAAAGCCATGGCTGTGGCTGCATACACGCGCAGTCGCGTGGCGTCGTTGAAGGGCTGGTCCACAAGCTCTGGCAGCAAACTGCCGTAATCGCGGCGCATGACCCGGGTGCCGATGCGCGTGGTGAGGATGTCTGTGATCGACTGACGGATGTGTTCCAGGTTGCCGATGGCGCTGCCGGTTTCGCGGTTCATAGGGGTTTACCTGACTGATCAGGGCCGGCCTTCACGCCGCCATGCGGGTGGTTGACCAGGCTAATGCCGGCAGCGATGACATCTTTCGAGACGGTGACCAAACCGGTGATGTTCTGATTGCCGGTCTGGGTGTAGTCGCCCTCATGGGTGATCGGGCCGACGATGTGAATACCGCCTTTACTGATCAGCTCACTGGTCCCTTCCTCGGGCAGCACTGCGCGCAGGTGATGGGCAATGCTGTCGTATTCGATAACGGTGCCGTCGCGGTAGGTGCGGCGGTGCAGGCCTTCGCGGTCACCATTGGCCGCATGCTCGTCGCTGAAAATGCCGGTGAGGGCCACGCCGTTGGCGAGCTGGCCGGACGGGCTGAACAGAATGACCTGCTCTTTTTCGGTGGGTGGGTCCCAGTCCTTGTCCAAACCGGCACGCAGGGAAATCCATGGCAGCCAGGCCGTGAGCAAATCACCGGTTTTCACGCGCACGCGCGGCGGCTTCATCTGAACTTCGGCAACGGTGCCGAAGCGGATGAGGTTTTCCAGCAGGCGGGAGAGGGCGGCGATATTGGTCATGCCGCCGATGGTGGCGCCACGCGCACGCGAGCGCAGCCGGGGGAACTTGTAGCGCGGGTGGTTACAGGGTCAGGTGGGCCAGTAGGGTGTCGCGGATCAATTCAAGGTCGGCATCGGTGAAGCCCAGCACTTCCCGCTGGTCGTAGCGAACATCAGGGGCGCCCCGTTCGGCGCGGTCCTTCAGGCCGTATTGGTGGACGCGGGCGATGCGGGCAATCCGCCCGGTAAACCCGACGCTGACCAGGTTGCTGTCGCCCTTGGCCTTGAGATAACTGGCGGTGCGTAGCTTGCGGAACATCTTCACTTTGCGTTGGATGCGGCCTTGTTTTCCGCGCAGGTCGCGTGCCTTGCGAGGTGCGTACTGGCTGCCGTCTGGGTTGCGTTGGGCGGTGACCCGCTGTTGCTGACTGCGGCGCAGCTGCTGGGCAATGGTCCTGGCCAATTTGGTTCGAGCCGCCGGCTCGATACGGTGCAGCAGCAGGCCGGCCCAGTCCTCCAACGCGTGCAGGTCACTCATTGGCGGGGCGCTGCGGATGGGGGGTGGCCAACGCCACGGCATCGGTTGGTTGTGGCGCCTGCCATTCGGCGAGCAGAACGCCGTCGGCAAACACCTGGATCGGGCCTTCGATCTGTTCGTAGGGCGTGTACTGCGGCTCGGCAGCATGTTTGACGGTGAAGGTGCCATCGTCCTGTTTCTTGACGATGACGCGTTCGGTCAACGGCAGGCTGAGGCTCATGTCGACCTTGCTGTGGTCGATGACGTCGGCTTCGAACTTGATGCCTTCGGCGGACTTGTCCAGGTTGACCAGAAGTTCCGATTGGTTCACTCGCAGCCAGCCCAGCAGCGGCAGCATCACGCTGTCGGGATGGCCGGCGAAGTCGGTCAGGATGATCTGTATGTCGTAGGCATATTCGAAGGACAGGCCGGCAGCTGCAGTGCTACGGATCTTGCCGTTGTCGATGAAGATCAACAGGCGATCGGGGTTGTGCTTGAGTTCTGGAATGGCAGCCAG